TGCTGAAGACTCCTGGTGCAACCCTTAAGCAAGTTAAGGATGTTGTAAATGCTAAGGCTTCTGCGCCTGACGCTGCTGCAACTTCTGCAACTCCTGTTTCTACCCCTGGTCAAGGTGGTGGTATGAAGGAAGAAGTTGAAGAAGACGAAGAAATCGTAGCAGAAGAAGGTGAAGAAGTTTCTGAAGTAGAAGAGACTGAAGAGGAAGAGGTTGTTGAAGAGGATGTAGATTCCATCATTGACGAGGATGTAAATGCTCTCCTCTCTGGCGAAGAAGAACTCTCCGAAGAATTCAGAGAGAAAGCAAAGCTAGTATTTGAAGCTGCTCTTCACGCTAAGACAAAAGAAATTCAATCTGCTCTAGAAGAGCACTATGCTGTTGCTCTTGCAGAAGAGATTGAAGAAATCAAACTAGAACTAACCGAAAGAGTTGACTCATACCTTGAGTATGTTGCTTCCGAATGGTTAGAAGAGAATGCTCTAGCAGTTGAAAGTGGTCTCAAGACTGAGATCACCGAGTCCTTCATCGCTGGTATGAAGGGTCTTTTTGAAGAACATTATGTATCAATGCCTGAAGAGAAATATGATGTGCTAGAGAGCATGGTAGAAAAACTTGATGAAATGGAGACAAAACTCAACGAGCAAATTCAAAGAAATGTTGCTCTAAATGCTAAACTTGCAGAATCTGCCGCTGACAGAGTTCTGAATCAAGTTTCAGAGGGTCTCGCTCTTTCCCAAAAGGATAAGTTTGCAAGCCTCGCTGAAAGTGTTGAGTTTGAGAGTGAGAATGACTATTACCAGAAGCTGGTAACTCTTAGGGAGTCATACTTCCAAAGAAACGCTGGTATTCCAGCAAACGAAACGGAAAATCTATCAGAAGAAGCGAATTTCCAGGAAGTGAATCATTCACCTTCTATGGACGCTTATCTACGCGCGCTTTCCACCGTTGCTAAAAAGTGATTTTTAGATAATACTCAAACCGCAGTTCAACAACACTTTTAACAGAGGTATTAAAAACAAATGGACGGAATTAACTCCCAAATGCTAATGGAGAAGTGGGCTCCAGTTCTAGACTTCGACGGTCTAGGCGACATCAAAGATTCCCACAGAAGAGCTGTTACCGCTCAACTTCTAGAGAACCAAGAGAGAGAACTCCGCGAGTCTGCTGAGTTCCTTGGCGAAGCTTCCCCAACCAACTCTGCTGGTACTGGTGGTTTCTCTGGTTCCGCTACTGCTGGTGGTCCAGTTGCTGGTTTCGACCCAGTTCTAATCAGCCTCATTCGTCGTGCAATGCCTAACCTCATTGCTTATGACATCTGTGGCGTTCAACCAATGAGCGGTCCTACTGGACTCATCTTCGCAATGCGTTCCCGTTACGATTCTCAGTCTGGTACTGAGACCTTCTTCGACGAAGTAGATACCACCTTCTCTGGTCAGAACAACAGCCGCAACCTTTCCAACGGATTCTCCGATGGTCTCGTTGGTTTTGGTACAACCAACCAGGATGGAACCAATCCTAATGTTCTCAACCCAGTTGGAACCGCTACCACCAACCCATCTCCATATAATGTTGGTCAGGGTATGGCAACTGGCGATTCCGAGGCTCTCGGAGACGCTGCTGCTAATGCTTTCAACCAGATGGCATTCAGCATCGAGAAGGTTACCGTAACTGCTAAGTCACGCGCCCTCAAGGCTGAGTACTCCCTAGAGCTCGCTCAAGACCTCAAGGCGATCCACGGTCTAAACGCAGAAGCAGAACTTGCTAACATTCTCTCCACTGAGATCCTTGCTGAAATCAACAGAGAAGTTATCAGAACCATCTATAAGGTTGCTGAGCAAGGTGCTGCTGTTAACACTGCTACCGCTGGTGTATTTGACCTTGATGTTGACTCCAACGGTCGTTGGTCAGTTGAGAAGTTCAAGGGTCTACTCTTCCAGATCGAGAGAGATGCAAACGCTATCGCTCAGAGAACTCGTAGAGGAAAGGGCAACACCATCATCTGCTCCGCTGATGTTGCGTCTGCTCTAACCATGGCTGGTGTACTTGATTACACCCCTGCACTCAACGCTAACCTGAATGTTGATGACACTGGTAACACCTTCGCTGGTGTTCTCCAAGGTAAGTATCGTGTATACATTGACCCATATGCTGCTAATGTTGCTGCAGATCAGTATTATGTTGTAGGTTATAAGGGTTCTAGCGCATATGACGCTGGTATCTTCTACTGCCCATATGTTCCTCTCCAGATGGTTCGTGCCGTCGGTCAGGACACCTTCCAACCAAAAATTGGCTTCAAGACCCGTTATGGTATTGTTGCCAACCCATTTGCAGAAGGAACCGATCAGGGACTCGGAAGACTCCGCCTCAATGCAAACCGTTACTACAGAAGAGTCAAGGTTTCCAACCTCATGTGATCCATTTCACAACTCTTCAGATTCGGGGTCCGAAAGGACCCTTTTTTATTGCAAATAAATAAAAGTAAAAACCATGTCTGGTGCTTTTGATAGACAAATTGCAAATAGAAATTTTCTAAGTCCTCTAGGGTTTAAGTTTAATCTTGCTAGAGCACCAAAAGTAGATTTCTTTTCAAAATCAGCAAATGTCCCTGGAATCAATTTAGGAGTTGCAATTCAACCAACATATCTAAAGGATATTCCCATTCCAGGTGATAAACTTATTTTTGATGATTTTCGATTAACTTTTAACATTGATGAAAATCTAGAAAATTACAATATTGTTCAAAGTTGGATGAGAGGTTTGGGTTATCCAGAAAGTGTATATGAATACATGGAATGGATGCAAAGTGATCCCGTAAATCCAACTCAAGATCCCAATGTTTCCGATGGAACTTTAATTATCTACAATAGTAATTTTCAACCATCATCACTTGTAAAATTTCAGGGAATGTTCCCAACATCTCTTTCTGATATTGATTTTGATGCCACCATACAAGATGTGCAGTATGCCGTGGCTACAGTAACCTTTAAGTATGTTCTTTATAAAATCTACAACTATGAACCTGGATGAAATTCAAACACTTTGGGAAGAAGACTCAAAAATTGACGAAGACAATCTGCATGTTGAATCGGTAAAGATTCCAAGTCTTCATGCAAAATATTATAAGATCTTCAACAATATCCTAACCTTAAAGAAGGCTCAGGAAAACAAATATAAGATCTTAAAGAAGGAAAAGTGGCAGTACTACACTGGTAGAGCTGAACCAGAAGTTTATATAGAAAAACCATTTGACCACAAAGTACTTAAACCAGATTTAGATAAGTATCTGGATGCTGATGAGGATTTAATTAAGTGTCAGACTAAGATTGAATACTACCAGATGATGCTTAATTATCTGGAGAGCATTCTTAAAACTATATTAAATAGAACATATCAGCTCAAAAATGCAATTGAGTGGCAGAAATTTATTAGAGGATATGACTGATATTGTAATTGCGAAAAAGAACGAAGTATTCCTGAAGATAGAAGCAGAACCTCATATCTATCAAGAACTATCGGAACATTTTACTTTTGATGTACCTGGGGCTAAATTCATGCCTCAGTACAGAAGTAAGTATTGGGATGGAAAGATTCGTCTTTTTTCAACTCATACTGGAGAAATCTATGTTGGTCTTCTTGACAAGGTAGTTTCTTGGGCAAAAAAGTGGGACTATAAAGTAGAGTTTAAAAATAATAAGTTCTATGGAACTCCTTTAGAAGAGAATGAAATGATTTCTTATGAAGGAGTCAAAGATTACATGACTCGCATCTCTAAACACAAACCAAGAGATTATCAGGTTGATGCAGTTTATGATGCACTGAGATATAATCGTAAACTTTTAATATCACCAACTGCATCAGGTAAGTCATTGATGATTTACTCTATTGTCAGATACTTTGCAGAAAGAGATCAAAAGATCCTCCTAGTGGTCCCTACAACCTCCCTGGTTGAACAGATGTTCAAAGACTTCCAGGACTACGGATGGAACGCAGAGGACTACTGCCACCGCATATACAGCGGTCGTGAGAAGACTAATGAGTATCCTGTAGTTATCACCACTTGGCAGTCTATCTACAAACTTCCTAGAAATTTTTATGATGCTTTTGATGTAGTTATTGGTGATGAGGCTCATCAATTTAAATCCAAGTCTTTAGTTGGAATCATGACTAAACTGGATAATACAAAATATAGGTTCGGTTTTACGGGTACTCTTGATGGAACTCAAACACATAAATGGGTATTGGAGGGTTTATTTGGCCCATCCTATAAAGTCACTCAAACTAAAGAGCTAATTGATAAAGGTCATCTTTCTAAACTTCAAATCAAAATTATTATTCTCAAACATAATCCACAACAATTTGAAAATTTTGAAGATGAAGTTCAATTTATTATTGGACATCCAAAACGAAATAACTTTATTAAAAATTTAGCTTTGGATTTGAAAGGAAATACTCTCGTTCTTTTTTCTAGAGTTGAAACTCATGGTCAACCTTTATATGAATCAATAAATAATTCTGCAAAGGATGGTCGTAAAGTTTTTTATGTACACGGTGGAATAGACGCAGAAGAAAGAGAATTGGTTAGAGAGATTACTGAAAGAGAGGAGAATGCAATTATTGTGGCATCATACGGAACATTCTCTACTGGTATTAACATTAAAAATCTACACAATGTTATTTTTGCTTCACCTTCAAAGTCTAGAATCCGTAATCTTCAGTCAATCGGAAGAGTTTTAAGAAAAGGTGATAATAAAACTCAAGCAGTACTTTATGATATTGCCGATGATTGCACTAAAAATTCAAGAAAAAACTATACATTAAATCACCTGATAGAGAGAGTCAAAATTTATAATGAAGAGAATTTTAACTACGAATTTGTTCAAGTTAATTTAAAAGAATGATGGAAGAAGATTTCTATGCAGTAATTAAATTAGTATCTGGAGAAGAAATATTCTCCATTGTTTGTCCTTCTGAAGAAGAAGGTAGAACAATGTTGATACTTAATAATCCTGTTATTATAGAAGTTGTTGTCATGAAACAAATTGGTATGCAAGGATATAAGATAGATCCTTGGCTTAAATTTGCTGACGATGATACATTTTTAATGGACATGGATAAAGTTCTGACAATCAGTGAAGTTCGTGATGAAGAAACTATTGAAATGTATCACAAATTTTTAAGACAAAAGGATAAGAAAAACTCAAAAAATTCTCTCACTCCAGAAATGGGATATCTCTCGTCAGTTTCTGAAGCAAGAAAAAGATTTGAAAAACTTTATAGAGGCCAATCAGATATTAAAGAAAGCTGATCTTTGAAACTCCACAGAGTAATTGTACCAACTTTTGCAGGCCATTGTCAATAGCCGAACATTCTGTTATAATAAGGACAATTAATATTAACAGGGACTCATGAAATGCAGGCACCAAAAAGAAAAAGATCAGAACACTATGTAAATAATAAAGAATTTTTAGAAGCAATATGTGAATACAAGAGAAAGGTTAAGGTAGCTGCGGAAAACGGAGATCCAAAACCCCGTATTACCAATTATCTTGGAGAATGCTTCCTCAAGATTGCCACGCACTTATCTTACAAACCAAACTTTGTCAACTACATGTTCCGAGAGGACATGATTTG